CCCGGTATGTTAATAGATCCCGGTTCAAAGTCGATTGTTGCACCACCATCTTCTTCAGGTACAACTTCTATTGGTCCTTTTTCTGGTTGTTCTTCCTGAACAGTAACTTCTTGTATTTCCTCTTCTGAAGGAACTTCAAGTTTTGTTCTTGTGTTCGGGAGTCCTTTGTCTATATCTGCCATTTATACTCCTATAAGTTTCTAACACGTTTTAATAGACCTTGCAACCCTTGTGAGTTTGGTCCTGATTCTGGTGGTCTACCTGATGAATCGCCTGCCTCTTTTGCTATACCACCACCTGCTAAATTAGCAACTCCACCCGCATCTGCTATTGCCTGCATCTGTTGATCTTGTTTTATAAAATCTTGTATCTGTGGATATGTCATACCAAAATCTTGAATTGTCATATCTTGTGTTTTTAATATTTCATCAATCTCTTGTGGCGACGTAGTTGGAAAAGCCTGTTCCATCTGTTGCATTCTGTTTTTTAATCTTCTCTCTTCAGGAACACTTAACTGACCTTCTCTAGGAGCTCCTTCTGGTAAGAACATTCTTCTACCACGTTCTGCCATTGCAAAATCCTCACCTTTTGCAAATTCTTTTGCAAGTTCTGCTTCTTTATCAATCTGTAATTTAGGACCTAAAGCCATATTAAAAATTGAATCAGCAAATGCTGTTTTAAGTGGCACACCTGTCTGTAAAGTTTTATTTAATGCGATACCACCTTCTATTGCAAGTTCACTTGCGATTGCTAATGGACCCAACGCATTTTTTACTAATCTACCTGCAGCGGCAGCTTTGTTAGTAAAATTTGTAAGTTTTGCTCTGGCTGCTGTATCGCCTTGTTGTGCTTTCTGTGTTAGCTCATTAATAGACTTTTGGTATGCTTGTGGCATATTACAATTAACACCATTAGCAAGTCTACATTTTATTCCTAAATTTTTCATAAAAGCGGATAAACCCTTCACATTATCTAATTTTGTAAAAGTTTGTTGTGTGCTTACACCTGCTGTTTTAAATAATTCAGGATTTTTTTTAGCATAGTCTTGAAAATTTTTACTTAAAAACTGATAGTTTTCTAAAGACTTAGCTATCTCCTTTTTCATATCTAATTTTTGAAACTCTTGTACGCCATATTTAAAATTAGTTGCATCATCACTAATTTTACCAATGTTTAATTTTAAATCTCTTGCTATTTTTTCTACAGCTTTTTTTTTCGGTAAATTATTGTTTTGCACAGATCTTTCATATTGCAAAGATAATGAATCTTTAAAACCTCTATTAAGATCTTTAGTTAGAGGGTTAACAAATACTAATTGATCTGCAGTCGCATTAAATATTTTATTTAAACTAGATTTGGATAATGGGTGATCAAGTTCAAAAGTTAAATTTGGATATTTTTTTTTAATAGCTTCGTTTAATTGATAATATTCATTTAATTTATTTCTTATTGCTAAATGTTTTTTAGGATTAAAAGTAGGTGACTTAGGATTACCAAAAGCATTATAAAATAAATTTTCTATTTTAGTTCTGTCATTAACAATTAGTTTTGATTTCCACATTTTATTTAAAGCATTGTCTGCAGCTTGTAAATCATCAGGTATCCATGTTAAAGTTGACTTCTGCATATTCTTACCTGAAACTAACATTCTTTTATCGTAAATATTGTTTCTTAATCTCATCGCATTTGTTTTTAATTCTTTCATTGAAATTTTATTTTCTTTTGCAAAAGCTTTTGGATCAAAAAATTTTTTAGTATTTAATTCATTTAGTAATTTTATTTGAATACTTTGTTCTCTTAAAACTCTTTTTTGTCTAGATCTTTTTCTAGATTCTTCTGCAGGCAGTACCTCACCAAATTTTGTTATTTCATCTTTTATTTTTTTTCTAAAGTTTTTATTTTTTTCACTACCCATAGATGCATAATCTTTAAAACCTAAAACTCTTGCTCCTTTATCTAATGCCTCTTGTCCATATTCATCATAAGCCATTTGTAATTTTCTTTGAAACTCAGCATCACCACCTGCTTTACCAGCCTTATTAAACCCGATCCGTCCACCATCAGCCATGTCTGGCGTATTGTCATCAAAGAGATCCATCAACTCTATGATTTTATCCTGTAGGTCTTTCATTACTCTCCTAACATTCTGGCGATACCACCTGATGCATAAGGATCATAGTCACCCTGTCTTCTAACTACTGCATCACTAGCTGCTCCGTCGATATCATTTGTTATGGCTGCAGCCCTATCTTTTCTTTTTTTAATCTCTACAATTTCTTTCAGGGTGGGTTTTTTACCTGTAGCATACTCTTTTAGTTTCGATACATCAGAATCTAGATCTCTGATACTCGTACCACCCACCTCATCTACATCTATATCATAATCATCGGGACCTACTTGCCTGCCGACCGGACCTGACTCTGTTGTAGTAAACTCTGCCGTTGGTCTTGGATTACCTTCATTGGGTAATGGTTTTTTATATTGTAATTGAACCGAATCCTCAAAAACATTATCATAACTCTCATACTCCACTCTTACAGCACCATCGTCCACGTCCTCTGTAACTCGGACCACTGAACCATCGTCAAGTGTTTTCTGATGAATAGATTGTCTTTCACCTGTTGCAAATTTTTTAGTAACGTCATCACCTTCAATAATAACTTTGTTAACTAACTGATCAAACCATTCCGGTTTACCAGCAACATCATCTGTTTTAATTATAGGAACTTTAGAAATTGTTTTACCAAATTTAATTGGTTTTAAAATTTTACCAACAATTGGTATGGATGCAAGACCACCTAATATTTTCATAAATTTTCTTCTAGTCATGCCGTCTTTAAACCCTGTACGTCCACCTCCGCCTCCTTGTTCATCTTCTGGATCTGGATCAATACCTATTCCTTTTTTAGCTTTTTCTAATTCTTCCATAAGTTTTCTAATTCTTTTCATTCTTTCTTCAATAGTCATTGTAATACCAGTCAGACTATCATCTTCACCATTGCCTTCTTTTAAACCGATACGTCCACCCATAGCTTTTTTAATTTGTTTACCACCCATAATACCTTTAGATGTATCAATAACATTGCCTTCCATGTCGACAACTTTTTCTAAATCTTTTAATTTTTGAGAAGCTTCTTGTTTAATTTTTATTTTCTCAAGACCATCTGGATCACGGCCCATCATTTTTCTAAAACCTTTAGTGAGCTGTATAATGGCTTCTACAAGTGTCATTCCTGGTCTAATCATTAGTTCCCCCTAAATTTTTTCTTTTTGTATTTTTTTTCCATTCCTGATTCTGGCAAACTTTCTTTTTTAAATCTTTCAAGTCTATCTTTGTATAAAATCTCTGCTCTCTTCATAGGGTTCTTAACATCTTTTACTAATTTTCTTTTTGGTCCTGGTTCAGGTCTAAATCTTGATCTAATATTAGGTAGTCCTTCATATTTTTTAACAATATCTTTAGATTTTTTAATTAATTTGTTTTGTAATTTATCGTAAGCAGATTGTAGGTCTCCCAAATCTGCTTTAGATTTTCCTTCTGTAATTCTTGATTTTATCTGTGCCACTTTTTTGTTGTATTCATCAACTGCAGGTTTGTTCAACTCTTTTAACGCTTTCATTTGTTTTTTATAAACAGCTGAAAAAGTAGCCATATCTTTTTTATCTATTTTTTTAATCTTCTCTGCAGCTTTAGCTGCTGCTTTTGTAACTATACTACCTAATCCAAATTTTTTTCTCATTAGTTCCCTATTTTTTTGTAAGTATTTTATAACCTTTTCTTACAGCTGCTTCATCAAAAGGTTTGTTTTTGTAAGATTTAATAAATTTTCTAAACTCCGCTTGTCTTTGCTGTATAGTAGGTTCTGGTTTTTTTGTGCCTAATTTAAATTTTTTTCTCATTAGTAATATTTCCTTTTACGTTTCTCGACTTTTTCATCTACATAATCTTCAGGGTGTCCAATTAAACCGCCCTGTCTAAATCTCATGATAGCCTGTGTTGTAGAATCTACAAGGTCATCATGATCACCATAAGGGAAAGCCGCACATTCTTCAATGACGTCATCTGCGAATTTCTGCTCAGGAGCCCATATCATACCAGATTCAAATAAAGGTGCAACCGCATTTACACGTGCGTGCTTGTCGTTTCCTTTTGATGGTGTAAAATTCACAACTGGTATATCCATCTTCCTCAACTCATATGTTAAAGGTAGACCTGATGCTTTTGACTCAATAATAACCGTTTCAGGCTTCCAATAACTATACTGTTCTAAGGCCAAACGCCTTAGCTCTGGGAACTCATATCTACCTTTCATGGCATCTAACAGTATCAGATTAGCTCCTTCGTCCTCTGAGGGGTAAAATATACCCCATGTAGTGATTGCAGAGTAATCTGCTGTTTCTTTTTTTAGAAAAGCTGTATCGTAAGATTGTATGACATGATAGAGTTGAGGTATCTCTTCACCTGTATAAGTCCTCCACCACTCACGTTTTAATATAGCACCTTCTTCTGCTGTAGGGTTTTGCATCCACTGTGCATTCCATTTGCCCGTGGGCAGTGTTGCTTGGACCTTCTCAAGCTCATCTAACTTCCAATACTCCGGCCATACAGGTTTAGCGTTACTTGATCCGTGGTCCATGATTGCTGGAAATTCGACCACGTGCCACTGATCTGCTTTAGGTTCTGATTGGTTCTTGACCAACATACCTGTCAAATCTTTTGTAGTCCAACGAGTCATAACTAAAATAATTTTACCACCAGGTTGTAAACGTTGCCTAGGACCTGATGTATACCACTCGTAAGCTGACTCCATGGCTGTAGGTGATAGTGCATCTTGTTCCGAATGTGGATCGTCAATGATCAATAGGTCAGCACCTCTACCTGTTATCGCTCCACCTACACCAGCAGCAAAGTATTCACCACCTTGAGATGTTTCCCAACGTCCTGCTGCTTTACTATCTTCTTGTAGGGTTGTTTTAAAAATTTTAGAATATTCTTCTGAGTCGATTAAATTTTTAGCCTTACGACC